AAAGGAATGATAAACGACTCTTGGAAGTTAATCAAGGTACGCTTATGACGCTTAATGATAGCGCCTAGGCTCATGGAAATGCCCGCTGCGGTACTTTCCCCGTTGATACTACCTGCGATACCCGCTGAGTCAATAGCCCCTGTAGCGGTCTGTACCATCTGCTGTAGGGCACCTGCCTGTGCAAAGGTAATCTGACTGACCTGACCAAAGTTAAATGGCTGTAGTACTTCCGCTGGGTTACCGTTGGTTAGGATTACTTTACCCGGACGTACTTCAGGTCGTGCGCCTCGTGGCATACGGGAAGCGTCCATAGCAAGCATTGGGTGTACGGTAAGGGCAAGAGCGTCGATTCTAGCGCGTAGTTCTGCGTCTAACGCCTTCTGAGAGTTATACCCTTTCTCACATACACCTCGACCCCAGAAACGGCTAGGAACGACATCCCAAGGGAATGCAATGATAGGACGGTCACCCATCATGTAGGGGTTCTTCTCAGCCTTCAGGAGAGTACCACCATCAGCAATAACAACGATAGCCTCAACGTAGTAGCTGTCATCTCCTTCCTCGTCCTCGGACAGCGTTACAGCTTCTTCCTCAGCGTCTGGGTCAGACATTGCTTCGTCCAACAAGTGACGTGGTACTAGACCATAATACTTGGTAAGACGTACCTTGTCGTCATCATAGGTGGTTGTTAGCTCATGGTCAGGCTCTAGGTCAAAATCAGGAGCCGCTATGCCCACAGGCTCATCACGGTAGACACCCTGCTCTTGTAATTGTTCTACTTGGTGCTTGGAAACAAACTCATCGACAGCAACACCTAGAGCATTCTCTACGGATGTGGCTACGGGGTCGATAAGGAAGTTCTGAGGCATCACGGGGTTTAGCTTAACGCAGGTACGGTCTGTGATGTTGACACCAACAGCCATCAATTCACCGCCCATGACGGGCTGTGTGGCCGGTTTCATCTCTTTTTCCGTTGTAAGCTCAATCTCAGCAATACCTGTACCAAATACAGCAGCATTGATAAGACATTCAGCTACATTCTTACGGATTTTGTTACGTGCAAAGTCTGATTCAAGGCCATTACGTAGGACTTGTATGTCCATCTTCTCCGTATCGCCTTGGTCATCCTTAATATCAAACCATTTACCACGTCCAAAGGTAGCTTCCTCCAGTTCCGCTACGGAAGACTCCACAGCTTGCTGCAAAGCAGGGGAAATAATCTTGGAACGCTCTGATTGTCGTGTTTTGTCTTCAGCAGACCACTGACCACGCCACAAACGGTAGTATTCATCAAACTTTTGGGAGTAGTTAGCTTCAAAATAGTCACGCCAGTCGGTGCATTTCGAATCTACCCAGTCTTCCAGCCGCTGTAGTTGGAACTTTTCTTCTTCTTCTAACATAGTTTAATACCCTGAGTAATAGTCAGTAAATTCATATTCTTCCTCTTCGTAGTCCATTGCGTAGGCTACTTGTGCCAACTGGTCAATGTACGCTAAGGAATCAATCAAATCATCGTGTACTAGCTTGTTTGGGAACTGAAACAACTCATCTAGGAACTCCGTGTTCCATTCCCCTTTGTTAAGTGTTATGTTACCGTGTTCAAATCTACCCTGTAACGCCCAGACAATACGGTCAGTCTTCTTCTTGTTACCATGGGTCAGTTCTTCGACCCTAAAAAACCTTTGGTTCTTCTTCATTAAATCGTTTAGGTACGGATATACGGCATTCTTCAATGCACCTTTCTCAATACCGACAGCTACGGGCTGGTAATCTCGGACTGCCTCAAAGATTTTTCTGGCGGTCTTTTCGACGCCCCAGCGCCCATGTATGATATTAGCAACCCACCAACCGTCAGTGTTCGCTTTAACCACCGAGATAGCCGTTTGGTCAAGTCTGCTTGTTTTAGTTGTTGCTTTTTCAACATCGGCAAATCCTGCTAAGTCAACTGCAATGTAGTATTGTCCTTCGTCCGGTTCTTCCTCACTAAAGACAACATGCTCCTCCTTAAACAACTCACTACCCTGTGCCTCGAAGGACGCCATAAACTCCTGACGGAAGGAGAAGGCAGACATGGAGTTCTTAGCTGCATTAATCTCTCCCGCATCCAACAGGGGGTTATCGTAGCTTGTAAAGTGATAACCTTGCCAATCCTTATCCTTAGACAAACTAGCGTACTGGTGCAAGTCGTAGAAGTGGTTACGTCCCATTGGCGTACCAATAAACAACGCATCACCCTTTAAATCCGCTAGGGCAGGTCTCAGGATTTGTTCCCAGACCTCCGGCTTCATATCAGCGTACTCATCCATCACGAGGTAGTAGAGGCTGACACCACGCATAGTTTCTGGTCTATCAGCACCTTTTAGGGCGATGGTAATACCGTTGACTAGCTTTATCTGTAGGTTGTTTACATGGCTAGACGAAATGACTGGATGACCTACTTCCAGTAAGGTTTGCCACATAATGTCCCTAGCCTGACCCTGTGTGGGGGCGACATAAAACACCTGACCACGTTTTGCTTCCAACGCTTTGACAATCAACTTCCAAGCAGCGTAACGAGACTTACCTGTACGACGACCCGCAGCTACAACCTGAAAACGCTTATTGTCCGTCCATACCTTCTGCTGCCACGGTAGGAGGGATATATTTAAGTCAGTGGTCAAGTTAGTACGACCAAACTACTGGGACAGCGTTAGAATCAACAGAACACCTGTCGTCCACATGGATAAATGTACGAGCCACTCCAATACCAGCAAACCCAAGGGCGATTGCCTGTTCAATAATCTTATGCTTTTCTGCTCCGCTAATAGCTTTGATGTCCGCTGCAATACCTTGGGCATGTGTTCCGGGTTTCCTCTTTGCTCTCTCAATAGTGTGATTGGGGCTACGAAAGCCACTAGTAATCACAAAGGGAAAACCACAGGCTTCACGCAGTAGGTCGAGCTTCCTCAGAAACTCTGGATTCATTTCATTTTCATTTGTTTCTTGACAGTTGAACTCACTCAAGGCAAAGTACTTGGGGTTATACATCGGTGAACTCTCCGTCAATGATGTCTTGTTGGTCTTGGTCAGTGTTCTCAGAGATGACTGTAGTCTCTCCCCCAACACCTGTAATAGATATATTAATTCCTGCACGACTGTTACCTGCTTTATCCTTCTCAAAGTAACTCGCTGGTAAGACCCTATCCATAACCAGCTTCCAAGCGGCTGCCTGATTCTTATGGTCATCGTCAAGTGCAGCATCAAAGATAGACTCCAACACCCGCTTAGACTTAGGGGACGTTAGCATTCGTGTCTTGTATTCGTTGATTATCGCTGCGTCACCCTTGGGGCGACCTCTCTTACCGACAGTACCTCTTTTACGAGACACCATATCCTTCTTTGGGGGACGACCTCTACGCTTTGCTGGCTTAGTATCACCATCGTCGTCGTCGTTTTTATTTTTAACGGACAAAAAACTTCTCCTTAGGTTACCTAAGTATACTTTAGTATACCTTAGACCTCGTTAGGTTTATACTTTGTTTATATTCTTTAGTTAGTAACAAAACAACAAACTAAATTAAACTAATCTATACTATAGTATTATTATAACATATTCTTAGGCGTTTGTCAAGCTTTATTTTAACTAATTTACGTAATAACATTAAACAATATCGTAACGTCTCCCTACGTACCCGCCGAACCCCAATAAAATCAATGACTTAGGGGATACTTATGAGTACTTATGTATACATTACTTATTGTTATTTATTGTCCTCATTTGTATTACTTTTTGTTATGGCATTTGACTTTTTTTGTATCTAGGGGGTTACCGTAACAATACCGGGATACCGCAGCACCCCCCGGGGGTCATAAGCATACCAGCACCAAGAAGTCAAGCCTAAGTGTGACCAGGGAGTCATATGTAGTCACGGGTAAACCTTGACGGGGAAGTGTGAGTATGCTATAGGATACCTACAGGGTGCAGTGCCCTCTACTATACGCAAGGCCAATTGGAATTTATTTGAATAATTTTTGATTTAGGGGTTGTTTCCGGGTTCCACCTGTGTATAATGGCAGCACGGGCACAGAAAAGCCCACTAACCAAAACGCACCAAAAGGGTGCAAAGGAGAAAACAAGATGACCAAGAACAAGA